TTAACATAATATACAGACTTGGTAGACGAATGTTGCCAAGTCAGAAAAAGCGCCATCGCTTGAATTTCCTAGCATCAGGACACTGGCAAGGGTAACGCTTGCCGCGATTCCCATGTGTTTTGAAATATTTTCCCAGCTCTTCTTAACTTCGCCCTCGCTCCGCGCGATTGCCGCCGCAATTAGTACTTCCGTCCTGTCTACGCCTAATAGATCAGCAATCTTTATGGCCGTTTCGTCTCCGCATTGATTGCGGTTTCTTATTGTTGAAAGCGTAGTCTGATTTGTTTTCATCAGTTTAGCGGTTTTGTAGTCGCTTCCTAGTTTTCCTTTTAATTCATCAAGATAGTCAATTATTGTTTTCATATTTTTACCTACTACGCAAATTGCGGATTAAAATTTGTTGACTTCATCATGCGTATTACTATTCAATATGTCAACGCTACGCAATATGCGGAGCATTTACAACCATAGAGGCAAGCCTATGAACGCACAATCGGCAAAAACACCTACGCCGCGTGAATCGGTCACGATTACGCTAACACTGGAAGAACAAGATTTTGTTATCTGGGCTTTAGATTGTTATTTTCGCGTTACTGGTTCAAAAGTTGTTTTGAATCTTGTTCGTAAAATCGAGTTCTTTAAAAAATCTGGCGACGCTTGCCTTCACTCTGCCCAGTCGCCCGATGCTGTGGGGCAGGGTGATTCAATTATCTGTCATCATTGCGACGGCGACGGCACTTATACAAAACCTAGTTTTTTAAAACTTTTCCAGTGTGATATATGCCGTGGTACCGGATCGACATTAGTTGATTCAGTCGGGCAGGGTGGCAACTAATGAATGGTAATTTTGTTTTTTTAGATGGTCTTATTCTCGGTTTCATCGCAAGTCTTTTTTTAGTTATCTCTTGTTATATTTCTTATGAAACCGGCATAGACTCCGGTAAAGATTTGTGCATTGCTCATCCAGAAAAATGCGAACGCCCATTATCTTTATCAGAAGTTCTTGAGGGCAAGAAAAAATGACATCTCAAGACTACGACAACCTTATTAATCTTTTATTGGCTAGTTTCTTCGTTTTTTCGCTGATTGGCTTTTCTCTGGCTTGGTATCTTCGGGGTCTTTATGAGTCATGGTATTGGCTTAAATACGGCGTTTATTGCGACGACTGCGCCCCTTTGGTAGTTCGCCCAAAAGAGCCGGTCGGATATTCCTACGATTGCCTGAACACCTCCGATTGTCTTTGTTTGAAATGTTTCGAGGCTTTAGGCCAGAAGGTTGATAAATGAACACTATAAACCGTGAACTTTTTAATTTGGCTTGTTTTCTTGTTTCTTGTTATTTAACTATTTATTTCGGCTTAATGTTGGGTTCGTGATGCTTGATCCAATTAAAAATACAGATTTAACGAATGACGATATGCAGTTAATGGCTGACGCTCTAAATGATTATTTAGAATCTTTTGATGCAGATGATGAGTTCGCCAATGGCGTTGAAGATCCTCAAGCTAAACACGCTGCAATCGAAAATCTTTATGGTCGATTGATTGGTGTTGATTTTGACGCTATTGATGATGTTCTTCATCATCCTGAATGCTGTTGTGATTGGTGCAACATGGAAAGGGGGCATCATGGAGGTTTGTAGTCGTTGTCATCAAATTGTTACTTTACAGGATTACGCCGCGCGTAGTCGTTCTGTAGGTGGCCCAGGTTTACATGTTCGTCGTCACCTGTGTGATTGTGGATGTAAGCGCGTTGAGTTTTATACCGTTATGAATGTTTCTCGTATTCGTTCCCATGATCCTTTGCCCGGCGTTGATTCAATTATTCCGCTTCATGATTTTCCAATATTTAAGGCGCACAATAATGTCAACGCTTAATACATCCGTTAGATACCACATTGACAATATCACGGCTTTGGATGGTGATATTAATGCTATAGAGGCATATCTTCATCAATCAGGTATTCCCAGTCCTAAGGCTAAAAACGACGAGGGTTTTAAAGCTCGTCTGGTTTGTACTACGTGGTGGAGTCGCACTCTTGGCCGTTTACAGGCTAAGCTTGACGAGTCAAAGATGATAAAACAGGGCAGGGTAGCCAAGCATCGGGAAAAATACGTATCGAATTTGACTGTTCGTCGTGTTGGAAAAAAGGCTGCAAAAACTGCTGAATTTATCAAAAATCAATCAATGGTTTCTGATTCCGGCGACTTGGTTGATATGGCTACTATCGTTCAAAGTTCCTTAGCAAATCCAACAAATAGACGGGCTGAACTGATGATTAGGATGGCTGGTTTTGAAATTTACGCGCAACAAAACGGCTATGTCGGTGAGTTCTATACCTTGACCTGTCCTAGTAAATATCATCGTTATTCAGGCATTAAATTTAATGAAAAATATCAAGAACTTACGCCTAAAGACGCACAAAACTATTTAGTTAAGCAGTGGTCAAAGATTCGCGCAGCTTATGGGCGTTTGGGTATTACTCCTTTTGGTTTTCGTGTTGCTGAGCCACATCAAACCGGCACACCCCATTGGCACATGCTCTTATTTGTTAAGGCCGAAAGTCGCGAAGTAGTTCGCTCTATTTTTTCAAAATATTCGCTTCAAGTAGACGGAGAAGAGCGGGGCGCTGCTCCATTTCCAGATTGCGACCACTCCACCAAAGGGTATGACCAAGCAACACGTCTCCCGCTTTCAGGCTCCCGTTTCAATGTCGTTCAAATAGATTCTGAGATCGGTTCCGCAACGGGCTATATCGCCAAATATATATCTAAAAACTTGGGATTTTCAATTGACGATCCCGAACACGATACAACTGATAAGAGTAGGTCCTATGGCTATAGAGTTAAAAGTTGGGCTTCTGTCTGGGGCATCCGTCAGTTTCAACAGATCGGCGGGGCGCCCGTTACTGTCTGGCGGCAACTTCGTAAGCTTCTCGAAACCTTGGATGATGAGTTATTGGAATCCGCAAGGCTCGCCGCCGATGAATCCAGGTGGTGTGATTACCTTGACATCATGGGCGGCGTTGACTGCAAACGCAAAGATTTAACTATCAGTCTTGTTAAAAACGAACTGATTGACAAGGAAACCGGCGAACTGAAACAGAACCAATATTTTGAGATTATCACTTTAATATTCGGTGTTGCGTCAATCGCCGCTCAGGCCATTACACGTACGAAAATATGGGCAATGGTCGCAACCAAACACGCAGAACAACAGCGTTCAAAGATTTTGGACGGCACCGTAGGTGCCGTCTGCTTTGCCCCTTGGAGTTCTGTAAATAACTGTACGGCGTGAAGCTGTACGTAAGCCGCAAGGCGTATCAATGAGGATTTAAAAAATGGCTTTATTAAGATGTCAAGGCAAGCTGATAAACACGTTTACGGCAAACCCAGTGAAAGAGCGTAAAGACGGTGTCGAAACCGGTTCTATGATTCCAGGCAAAGATAAGATTCAAATTATGGGTGATTCTGTCATGCAGAGCGGCGAAAAGCGCGCACTTTTACAGGATTTCACATGCCACGATATTGCTGCTTTTAAGCAGCACATGGGCAAAGAAATCAGCTTCGAGATTGGTGTTATGTCGGCAGGTGATAACACGATACTGTTCATTCCAAAAGGCACGGTTCCTGAACTCGTAAAGCCCGCATAAATCGTTTAAATCTTGGTTAGGATAATTAATGGCTATTTGTGTAGAGATTCATGTTTTGACTGCGGGGACATCGTCAAACGCTCTTAAAATTGATGGTGTTGCTCCGTCGGCTGGTGTTAATGCGTTTTTGCCTTCTCTTACTCAGACCGAGACAAATTGCACCGGTTATCTATTGCAAACGGCCGCTGAATTGTCCTCTCAGAACGCAATTATTTCTAATCTGACTTTAGACCTTATTGGCATTGATCCGATCAAGATTGCGTACGTTTTTTCTTGGGGAATGGGTGCTGTTTTAAGTATGTGGGCATTAGGTTATGCCGTTGGCGTATCCGTCAATCTGATACGAAAGATTTAGCTCAATTTAGAGCAAACCTCGCGGGGGGATTCCCGTAATTTTTGGAGCATTACAATGGACGCAATTTTTGCAGCAGTTGATTTATCTACAGTCGCCGCTTTTGTCGGAGCTACCGGCATTTTGGTTATTGGTATCACGATGGCCTTTAAAGGCATTGATTTGGGCAAACGCGGCGTTAAAAAGGCGTAAATCATGATAGGTGCGCTGGTTGTTGTTTTTTATGGCTTGATTGCTCTAATTGGGGCAATCAGCGCATTTATTTTTATTAATGCTTTTAGTAGCAGAATTTAGAAATCATCAATATTGATCATCTTATGCAAAAAATACTATTTTCAATATTAATGGTTTTATCGAGTGCGGTTTTTGCTGATACGTATCCGCCTACTCATACAGTTACGTACGGGGGTTATGTTTCCATTGCAGAGTATTGTGCTGCTGTCCGTCCGTCAACTACTGCCGTTGCTACTGGTTGTATGGCCTCAGATGGTTTTATTTATACTGTTCCTGCATCTGATCAATTATCGTGTCCGTATGGCGGTAATCTTTCTAGCAGTATATGCGTTGACGCTCCTCCCTGTGTTGCTCCACTAGTTCGTAGCGCAACAACTGGCATGTGTGAAACTCCGCCTGTTGTTTGTTCTGCTACTGAATATGATAATGGCGGCACTTGCACGCCTATTCCAAATTGCAATAGTGGCGTTCCCAACGGTGGCAATTTCTTTGATGTTACAACTAAGGCTTGTGCTTCTGGCACTCCACCTTATACGGCATGTATTTCGGACGTTAATAATACTTATTGCCCTCCTATAGATGACTGTAAGCCTGCCGCCTATATTTGTGAAAATGATCCTGTGACTGTTTCCGACGCTGCTGCCACTCGTGCTTCTGAAATAGCAGCAATTAAAGCGGATGCGGATGCCAAAAAAGCCCTTTCCGATCATTTGGTTTCCGCCGCCGCCGATGCTGCTGCTTCTAAATTAAGCGCTGTTGATACTGCAAAAGCCGTTAGGGATGCCGCTATTGCTGCTCTGGCCGTTGCCAAAGCGTCGGGGGATCAGGCCGCTATTTCTCAAGCAATCAAAGATTTTGCAAAAGCCAATGATGGTGTAGCTGACGCATTGGCTCGCGCGTCTAATTCCGCCGCCGCTAAGCAAAAATCGCAAGACATTGGTGTTGAAATCGGTTGGGAGGTTGATGCTATTCCCAGTTCAAATCCTGGTAACGCCGATGGTCATGATAGGAATATTGATGGCAAATTGCCCGGTTTAGGTACTGCGTTAGATGATGCTGAATCCGGTAACGGTACAGGTCGCGGCTCCGGCATTGGTACGAGCACCAGTAGTCCATCAATCGACACATCAGGATTGGGTAAAGATTCGTCGCTTAAAGAAATCAGCGGCAAATTGAATGGCGGCACCGCTGGCGTTTTTGGTTTCGGTCCAGATAGTTTTTACGATTCAGCATATCCGGGCGGCATTAGTCAGGTTTGGGACGAACATAAATCAGCTTTGCTGCAAACGTCTTTTGCGTCGGCTATATCTGGATTAACTCCGTCTATTGGCGGTAGTGGTGTTTGTCCAAGTTGGTCAATGCCCACGTTATCCGGTGGCACCATGGAATTGCAGCCCCCTTGCATGATCTGGCCCATGCTTAGGGTTATATTTATCATCACTGCGCTTTTCACTGCAAGATCATTGATTTTCGGGGGTTAGATGACAATTATTGAGACAATAATCAATACGTGGAATAGTTTTTGGGTCGCTATTCTCGCTCTTGTTGGTAAGATATTTACGTCGCTTTTTACCATGCTTAAAGACGTTTTCTTGTGGGTTATCGATCAGCTTTTATCGTTGTCAACAATGTTATTAGGGGGCGTTGATCTAAGCGCAATTACCCAGAATTTCAGTGTTTTTCAGGAAATCCCGGAAGATGTGCTTAACATTCTGGGGCTTCTTGGTTTTGCTCAATGCATGGTTATTATTGGCGCTGCAATCCTGATTAGAATTACGCTACAGTTGATTCCTTTTGTAAGGTTGGGTTCATGATAAATCTGTTGTTAGGCCCTCCCGGTGGTGGGAAATCTTATGAAGCCGTTGTTTACCACATTTTGCCAGCTCTTGAAGCCGGTAGGAAGGTTATAACTAATCTTCCTCTTGACGTTGATTATATCGCCAAGATTAACGCCGGTTTTCTTCCGTTAATTGAGATTCGAACAACAACCAAAAAAGAACGTCCTATAACCGATTTGAAAGCCGCCGAAAGCAAATTCCAAAAATTCGGTATTGCTGTAAAGCAAAATTATTTCATCAATGCGCCGTTTGCTCATGCTGAGGATTATGGCGATCCGTGGCGGCATCCGTTATCTGGTTCGGGCCCTCTTTACGTTGTAGATGAGTGCCATATTCCATTGCCTGGCCGGGGGACTGAAATGGAGGTTGAGCACTGGTATTCCTTGCACCGCCATGAATCTGCGGACGTTCTGCTGATTACCCAGTCCTATGGCAAAATCAATCGAGCTATACTTGATTTGGTCCAGATTTGTTACCGGGTAAAGAAAAACACTAGCATGGGTTCCGAGAAAACTTATGTCAGAAAGGTTCAGGATGGCGTAAGGGGGGAGGTTGTTAATACCGGCATTCGTAAGTATGAAAAGCAATATTTCCCGTTTTATAAATCACACACGCGCGGTGGTGGTGCAGAGCTGGCAGCACAGGATATTGTTCCTCTATGGAAGCGTTGGCCGTTCATAGGGGCTGCTATTTGTTTTAGCCTTTTTTTTGTAGTCATCATTGGTTTTGATGTCAAAAATCCAATGAATGCAAAATCATATAAAAAACCGGATACTGAACACCTTAAGCCGGTGGTTCCTTCCGGGACAATCTCTGTTTCTTCTGTGGCGTTACCGCCTAAAATTGATTCAAAAACCACTTCTTCAAATCCTCCTCAAGCTAAAGAATCCGAACCCGAACATGATCCTTATGAAAACAACGGCATTCATATCGTTGGTCATGTAGCCTCAAAAACCAAAACTATCTGGGTTGTTAATCTTTCTCAAAATGGATTACGTCTTAAAAACATATCTGCCGATGATTTAACAAAAATCGGTTACGTTTTTACGCCAATCAATGACTGTGGCGCATGGTTGACCTACAAGACAGTAAAGCGCTTTATCAAGTGCGATTCCCCGAGTGTTGCTGTAACGGGTTCCTTCAGCGGTTCAATTTCATCACCACAGTTATAA